AATGGAGAAGGGGAAAAGATCATGAGTATGGACGACTTTGTACAAACACTTACAGAAGAACAAAAAGCTGCATTGATAAAAGCTTTAGGTGGCAACACAGAAGTTGAGTCAAGATTGCAGCATGAAGAACCCATTTCAGAAGTTGTAGACGGACCACAAGAAGAACAAGCTCCACCCCCAGATATGAACCAGAAGTTCAACGAATTTGTTATGAATAAGGAAAAAGAACTGGAGAAATCTAGTAAAAGACCAGTAAGAGCAAAAGAAAACGCATGGGTGGACACAGGAGAAGACAGACATATTGAAACTCCTGAAACAAGCAGAACCCCCAGAAACAGACAACCTCCTAAAATGAAAAGAGTTATCTGTAGTAAATGTTCTTCTATGGAAATGGTAAACGAATCTATATTGTGTGGAGAGTTTTATAGGTGTAGCAGGTGCGTGGGTAACTAATGGATAAAAAACTTTTTGACATTGGAGCAGAAAGAGCAGTGCTTTCTGGCTTGATGCAATACGGTGTGGATGCCTACATATCTGTTGCAGATTTATTGTGCCATAGTAGCTTCGGTAATGAAAATAATCAAATCATTTTTAAGTGCCTTGAGTATACTATACAGCAAGATCAAAAGCCAGACATAGCAACTATTATTTCTGCCTCTGAAAAGTTAGGCTTTACTGAACAAATCAGTACTAAGCAAGAACTAAACTATATTAAATCACTTCTGGACTTTCCAGTTAGTCAGGAAAATGTCCTTAGCTTTGCCATTCAGGTTAAAAAGTTTGAATTTGCTCGCAAGATACAAAAGATAACAAACCAAGTACATCATGATGTGTCAAAAATAAATGGCAATGAAAGTATTGACGAGATTGTAAACATACTAGAAGAACCAGTAACTGATTTCTTAAGAGAAGATGACGGCGGCGAAAACCCAGAAAAAATTGGAGAAGGAGCAGAAGACTATGTTCGATTCTTGTCAGAAAATAAGTGTGATATCCTTGGTATACCGACAGGGTTCTCAAGGTACGACGAAGCCATTGGTGGCGGCTTGCGACGAAAATGTGTTGACCTTGTTTCTGCAAGACCCAAAGTTGGTAAGTCAGTATTCGCTGATAATGTTGCCCTTAATGTATCCTCGATAGGAATACCTGTTTTAGTTTTAGATACAGAGATGTCAAAAGAAGACCATCTACACAGACTGATAGCTAACATAAGTGGTGTGCCTATAAATGAAGTTGCAACAGGGAAATTTGTAGAAGACTCCCTGAAAAATGACAAAGTTCAAGAAGCTGTAGCCAAATTAGAATCAATACCTTATAGTTATATCAGTGTCGCTGGAAAACCTTTTGAACAAATTATGAATCTTATTCGTCGCTGGGTGGTTCAAGAAGTCAAGACAGACGAGGCGGGAAAAACTAATGAATGCTTAATTATCTACGATTACTTAAAACTCATGTCTTCTTCATCTATCACCAACAATATACAAGAATACCAAGCACTAGGATTCCAGATTACATCATTGCATAATTTATGTGTTAAACTAGACATACCTTGTCTATCTTTCGTGCAATTAAATCGTGACGGCATCACTAAAGAAAGCACAGACGCTGTTAGTGGTTCCGACCGGCTTGTATGGCTTTGTACTTCTTTTAGTATATTTAAGTCTAAGTCTGCTGAAGAAATAGCAGAAGATGGACCGAATGCTGGAAATAGAAAATTAGTACCTATTGTTTCTAGGCACGGCGCTGGCATTGACGATGGAGATTATATTAATATGCAAATGGTTGGATCTCATGCTAAATTATTAGAATTACAAACAAGAAACGAATTAAAAACCGCTCCAGTAGGAGATACAGGACTAGTAAGTACATCAGCCTTAAAAAATATTAAGATAGAAAATGAACCTGAAGACAATCAAGAAAAAACTTAACGATGACATAGAGACAGTTTTCAAGAAGTTAGACATTGAATATGAAGTATTCAACGACAACATCTACTCTACTTGTCCAGTTCACGAGGGAAGTGACAACCCAAGAGCCTTGTCTTACTCGATGTCTAAGGGTATCTGGCGCTGCTGGACAAGAAATTGCGAGCAACATCATAACAATGATATATTTGGATTGATACAAGGAGTCCTGTCTAACAAAGAAGGAAAAGATTTAGAATTTAAAGATGCATTGAGATGGGTATACCAAGAGTTTGGACTTGGAACAAGTATACAAGATGTGGAAGAGCAAAAAGACGAATTTTCACAGATGGTTAATCTGCTATCATCTAAAAAGAAGACTTGTCAAGATAAGCCTATAAAGATACCATGTGCAATAAATAAAGCTTCTGATTATTTTTATCACAGGGGATTTAAAAAGACCACATTAAAATATTTTAACGTTGGAGATTGTCACGAAAAAGGTATAATGAATGATAGAGCGGTAGTCCCCATACATAATGATGATGGAAGTTTAGTAGTAGGCATGATTGGAAGATCTATTAAAGAATATAGAATTCCAAAGTTCTTAATATATCCAACTGGATTTGACAAAAGATGGTATCTATATAATTATCACAGAGCAGCAGAAAAGGCGAAAGAGACTAAATGTTTGTTTATATTAGAAGGGCAGGGTGACGTTTGGAGAATGAAAGAAGCTGGAGTAGATAATGCGGTTAGCGTATTCGGAAAAAGCATTACTACTGAGCAAGAACAAAAAATATCCAAACTGTGTGCTACTCATCTCATAATACTTACAGACAATGATCAAGCTGGAAGAGAAGCCAAGTTGCAGATACATAGACAGCTAGGCAGAATGTATAGATTGACATTTCCAAAAATAGCCAATAAAGACGTAGGAGACATGAAGGTCACGCAAATCAAAACAGAAATTTTAAACAGTCTTAAAGGAACATACTGATGAATACAAAAATAATAGGTATATCAGGAAGAAAACAATCAGGTAAGAATACTCTTGCTAATTATATTAATGGAGACATTTTGAAAACAAGAGGTATGGTTCAAGACTTTTCTATCAGTCAAAAGGGGGAGCTTGAAATACTTACCTGTACTGAGGACGGAAAGTCTAACTGGGGAATTTTTGACGTTACGAGAAAAGACGATAATTTTGTTTCGTATGCAGAACGAGAGCTGTGGCCCTTTGTAAAGCTTTACCATTTTGCAGATTACCTTAAAAAGATGTCTATAGACTTATTTGATCTTAGTCCAGAACAAGTTTATGGCACTGACGACGATAAGAATACTCCCACACCTTACGGAATGACTTCTAGAGAGTTTCTGCAACACTTAGGAACAGATGTAATGCGTTCAATTAAGGACACCATTTGGGTAGACTATACCATCAAGATAATCCAACAGGAAAAACCTCTTGTGTCCATTATACCAGATGTTAGATTTCCAAACGAAGTAGAAGCTATCAAGGAAGCCGGTGGCATTGTTGTGCGGTTAGATAGAAACGTGTATGACTCGCCGCATAAGTGTGAGTCATCTCTGGACCAAAATAATTTTGATTGGAATGACTTTGACGTTATATTAAAAAATAACGATATTAAAATAGAAGAATTTATTGCAGGGCTAGAAGAAATACAACCTTTATGGAGAAACTTATGATAATAACTTATATTCGATCTTCAAGCTACAACAATTATGGATACTGCCAGATGCAATATTTCATTACATATGTCCTTGGACATCAATCAGACAGCGGTAAAAAGGCTGATATGGGAACTATGGTTCACAAAGTGATGGAAGTTTTGGCTGGTCTTAAAAAGTATGAGCAAGACAAGCCTAAAGTAAAGTTCCTGAAAGTCGATGACGATGCTATTGGTAAGTTTAAATGCAAGAAAGAAGAACTATATACCGATGAACTAGTAAATCAATTAATTGATCTTAGTATAGACGCTTATGAAAAAAACTCTCCCCACAGTTTTAGCAATAAAGATAGGGGAGAAATAGCTACAACAGCATGGTGTTTTCTAAAACATAGCGACAGACAGTTTGACCCAAGGCTCAGAAACATACACTTCCCAGAACCACACTTTGACATACCAATTGAAGAGGATTGGGCTAAGTTTGAGTATGAGATAGACGGAAAGATGGTACAAGGACAATTAGCGATCAAGGGAACAATTGACCTTGTAACTAAAATTGACGATGAGACAATCGAGGTAGTAGATTGGAAAACTGGCAGAAGAATGGATTGGACTACTGGAGAAGTTAAAGACTATAAGAAGTTGGAGAACGACCCACAACTCCTGCTTTATTATTACGCTATATCAAAACTATATCCAGAGTTTCCTAACAGAATTATGAGTATATTTTTCTATAAAGATAAAGATGGCAATCCTGATCCATCACCCTTCAGTTTGTGCTTTTCCCCAGAAGACGAGGGTAGGTTTCTTGATATGTTAAAAAGCAGATTTCAAGAAATACAGCAAAATATATCCCCAAAACCCATTTCTAAGGACAGAAGCCACTGGAAATGCACTAGATTGTGCCATTTCTGTAAAAACGATTGGCCCGATAGTGGAGAAAATATGTGTATATTTATAGAGAATCACTTAAAAGAACACGGAATGGAAAAAACTATTGCAGAGTGTAGTAGGGACGGATTTGACATAGGATATTACGAAGCACCGGGATAAAATGTCTAAATTATTAACTATAGGAATGGCGACCTACGACGATTATAATGGAGTTTATTTCTCCTTACAATCGCTTAGAATGCATCATGATATTTGTAAGTCTGAAGATGTGGAAATTATTTTAATAGATAATAATCCTGATTCTCCACACGGCAGAGCAAACGAAAGTCTGATGAAATGGATAAAGAATGGTAAATATGTGCCGTATACTTTAAAGCGTAGTACGTCAATTAGAAATGAAATATTTAGGAGAGCAGAAGGTAAATATTGTATATCAATGGACTGCCATGTGTTATTCTATAATAATGCCATTAATAGACTATTAGATTATTATAAAGCAAATCCAGACTGTAAAAACATAGTACAAGGACCATTAATTTATGACCATTTATTAGAATCCGCTGCATCAACACATTTTAAGCCCGGATGGGGTTCTGGAATGTATGGTAAATGGGAAACTGATCATCAAGCACTAAAAACTGGAGAACCCTTTGAGATACCAATGCAAGGTCTTGGGGTTTTTTCCTGCGAAACAAAACACTGGGTAGGATTTAATAAAAAGTTCAGAGGATTTGGAGGGGAAGAAGGATACATACATGAAAAGTTTAGACAGTTTGGAGGCAAAGCAATATGCCTTCCAGACTTCAAGTGGGTTCATAGATTCGATAGACCCGATGGAGTAAAGTACCCTCTTATATTAGAAGATAGAGTTTGGAATTATTTTGTAGGATGGCTTGAACTTACACAAGATCCAAAACATGATATGATATCTCAAATTTATGAACACTTTAAAACAAGAATACCAGTAAAGAGTTTAGATATATTATTACAAAAGGCAATTAAAGAAACTTTATAAGGAGCATCAAAATGCCAACACCATTATCCCAAGTAGATGAAGAGTTTATCCGCACTATGTACGGGTGGGAAGAAGAACTCACAGAAGAAAACTTTTACGTTCCAGCTGAAGCTGAATATGAGGACTTTGGAGAAGAAACAGAGGAAGTAGAAGTTGCCTCCCTTTGGGAAAATATCAGAAAGAAAAAAGAAAGAGAAGGCAAAGACTATAAACCTGCTAAAAAGGGCGATAAAGACAGACCAGATCCAGAGGCTTGGAAGAAGGCTCAGTCTAAGAAACCGTGCGCTTGCGGTGACACTAAGGAAGAAGCAGAAAGTTGTGGATGCAAAGGCAAGGGAGCAGAATACCAAGGTAGAAAAGTTCAACTTGGTAAACCATTCAGAACTTCCAAGGGTCCAAAGAAATTTAGTGTTTATGTTAAGAATCCAAAAGGCAATGTTGTAAAAGTTAATTTTGGAGATCCAAACATGAAAATCAAGAAAAATAATCCGGCTAGACGCAAAAGCTTTAGAGCAAGGCATAATTGCGACAACCCCGGCCCTAAACATAAAGCAAGATATTGGTCTTGCAGAAAATGGTAGTGCTATAATAAAGGAGAAATGCTATGTTTAAATACCTAGTGATGGCGGCTTTGATGTGTGTGGCTACAATTGGCATCGCAGAAGATAATATCAGCGAGTATCTACAAAATATCAGCGTAACTATCAAAACTGAAAAAGGATCTGGAAGTGGAGTAATTTTCACTAGGGAAATAGAATCGAAAGATGGACTAAAAAAAGTTAACTTTGTATGGACAGCTGCTCACGTTTTAGAAGGAATTAGAAGTGTGCGTAGTATTCTAGACATGGACGGAAAAACTTTAAAGAAACCAATGTTTAAAGACGTACAAATTGTCAAAAAACTAATAACCGATGGTATTACCGTTGGGGAATTACGAATGGACGCTGTTGTTATCAAGTATAGCGATGCCACTAACGGCGAAGATCTAGCCTTGCTAATGATTAAAAAGCATGACTTTGTAGACGTATCAGCAAAGTTCAACAAGGATGACGCTGGCAAAGGATTACCTCTGGGAACTAAGCTTTATCATGTTGGCTCATTGCTTGGAGAAAGTGGTGCAAATAGCATGACTACGGGTATAATGAGTCAGGTAGGTAGAATGCTTGCCCTTAACAGTAGTACCAAAGTTTTGTTTGACCAAACAACCGTAACAGCCTTCCCCGGATCTTCTGGTGGTGGAGTATTTTTGACGGATGGTCAATATATTGGTATGCTTGTTAGAGGTGCTGGAGAAACATTTAATTTAATTGTTCCAGTGCGAAGGATGGCTAAGTGGGCAGAGTTTGAAGATATTGAATGGGCAATGAACCCAGAAGAAGAATCACCCACACTTGAGGAAATAATGAAATTACCCAAAGAAAAAGTTGGTTCATTAAGCACATTTCTGAGTTTTTAGCATGTTAACCAAAAAATGGAACGATCATTTAGAAGAAAATAATATGACCTATTTGCAACATTGGAAGTTTGCAGTAGGTCATGGACTGTGCTGTATAAAAGCTGGCATATATTTATGTATACATGGATTTATGCCTTGTTTTAGACGAAGAGCTGGAAGTAGATTAGTAAGAAGATTAAACAAAGACTTCGCAGATCACAAGTATGATATCATAACAGAAAAAGCCAATAAGAGGTCAAACGATGAGCCTAATAAGTAAAGTAGCTTCTATTATAAGTACGTCAAGTAACATTGACGACGTAGTATATTTAAAAGACAGAATTCAATATGACGATGATCTAAGAACCTTAGACATTGATCTAAAGAGTATCATACCAGCCCCACCCAAAAACAGCAGCAGCACAACAACTAGAGAATTAGTACAAACCTCAAAAGCAACTTTATCTCGTACAAATGCTGAACATGATCTAGTTTCTATAGTTGACCACGAACCTTTGTTTCTATTTTACGAATTTTGTAAAAAGAAAAATATAGTTTTTCCCACGATGAAATTTTTTGAAGCTTTTAACATTATTGAACAATATTCTTTTGCTCTAAAGTATTTATACAATAGACCCAGACCAGAGCAACTAGCCCCTTATCACAATTTAGATATTAATGTAATATTTACAGAAACTCACCATACACCCTCGTACCCTAGCGGTCACACTATTTACTCAGAACTTGCTGCACATATAGTTTCTGAAGAATACCCTGAATACAAAAAAGATTTTTTTACTATATCAAACTATTGCGGATTAGCGAGAATACTACAAGGAGTACATTATGCTTCAGACAATGAAGCTAGCAAAATTGCACTAAGTAAGTTATATCCATTATTAAAGGAGCTTGAAAATGAGAAATCAAAAAGAACCATCACGGATTCCAATGCATGACGATGAGCATTCCAAGGAGCCAGTTAAACGGCCTCTTACACCCTTGAGCGCAGACGAAAAGGAACAAGATCAGGATGAAGATTAAAGTATTTGCTTTTCAGAAAGATGAAAACGATATACTTAGGGATTGGATAGAATATCATAGCTATCTTTTTGGAAAAGAAAACATATATATAATTGACCATGATTCTAAAGACAGTAAGTCTACCATCAAAGACAGTGGAGTTAACATGATTAACTTCTCTGGACCTTTTGCTCACAACAAAGGTCTTCAGTTGACTAAAGCTATGAATGATAATAAAAATTCATGTGACTTTGTAATACCTTTAGATATAGATGAATTTATTATGACGCAAGGTGGAAGCGTAGAAAAAGAAGATGTGTTAGAATGTTTTAAAGACTTAAAGGGATGTGGTGCTTATAAAATAGTTTCATACTCAGTTCCGGGGCATGAGAAAGATCCACTAACTGAATTTACATCCGTAAGGGACGATCCTGATCATGGAAGGTTTCGCAGATGGAAATCATTTTGGAAATCAAAAGACTTTGTGAGGACAGATCAAGGAAATCATGGCTGGGAAGAAGGTCCATATGATAAAACAAAATTAGGAATGTTACACTTTCACGACAGAGGCTTTGAGCATTACAAAAGAAAATTTTTAAGGTGGCCTGAAGCTTATGGAAAAGTGGGTGATCAAGTACAAGGTGGCGCTCATTGGTACGCACAGTGGGAAGTCATTAAAGATATGAGCAATAAAGAAATGTTTGAGCATTGGAAAAAAACTATTATTACTCCAAAAAACAATGTAAGTAAATATGAATCATTTATGTCTAAAATAAAAGAACTTAGAAAATTAAGGGGAGAATAGAATAAGTATGTCAAAAATTTTATATACTGGTGGAACTTTTGATTTATTTCACTACGGACATGTGAGTTTTCTTAAAAAATGTCACAGCGTTTGCGAAAACGTTATTGTCGCCCTAAACACTGATGATTTTGTTTCCGAATATAAAAATAAACCTATTATGAATTATAAAGAAAGAGAGAAATCTCTTTTAGAGTGCAAGTACGTAAGCAGGGTAATCCCTAATCTATTCGGCAAAGACAGTAAGCCTTCTATATTGTCAGTAAATCCTAACATTATAGCTATTGGTGACGATTGGTGTCATAAAGATTACTACTCTCAGATGGGGTTTACTCAGAATTGGTTAGACGATAATGAGTTTATTCTAATCTATATACCGTACACCAAAGGGATTAGCACCTCAGAAATCAAAGCTAGACTGAACGATGGATAAAGATCTTATAATATTTGACTTTGATTACACCTTGGCTAAAACTATAGAGTCAATATGGATTTGGTCTCCAAGAGGTACTAGAGAATTTGAAGGTAATAAGTATATTCCAGTACATCCAAGTGTTTTATCTAAAACAAAATTAGGCGACGATGAATCAGTTACTGAAGAAAGTTTTAAAGAATTTTACAGCTTAAACATAAAACGTTCCAAATCTATAACAATTACAACACACCTGTTAGATTATTATCTATCACAACCTGAAAAGTACGATGTCTATATAGTGACAGCTAGGCCAAAGTGTGTTGAAAATGAAATAGTTATGTTCTTGGACAACTACTGCACAAACCTTAAAAACTTAAAATACATCGGCCTTCAAAACTCTGACCCAAAAATCAAGATAAAAGCTATTAAAGATATTATATTAAAAAAAGAATACAAAAACATATCTCTGTACGAAGAC